AGTTTGTTTAACGCCTTGTAAGTAAACGCTCTTCTTAGAGGCTGACCATACTTCTTGATGGCATCCTCATATAGCATCGGTTTGCTGTACCCAAAGGTCCGAGGCTCCCACATGTTGAATCTGCAGCGCCGTCCAAGCAGGGTCCGGATCTGCCCTGTCTTTTCCGCCTGCCTGCTAGCTAGGTTAGCTAAGTTCTTAACAAAAGGAACTTTGTCCTGGTGCTTCTGCAATAGGTCGCCCGCTTCCTCAGTACTTATACCTAGTTGGTCCCCGAGCTTACCCTTACCCATGCCGTACATGATGCCGAGGTTCACGACCTTCGCTTCCTTGCGGGTAATCCCTGCCAAGTCTGCCACCATCTGGTGCAGATCAACGTCACCTGTGTTGTACTCTTCGACGATGGTCTCGACAAGCGGGTGCCGCATGTCCCCCTGCAAGCTGGCTGCAAAGTGAACCAGTAACCTCGGCTCTTGGCTTGAGTAGTCGAACGATCCCCACTTGGTCCCCTCTTCCGGAAGGAACAGGCCGCGGATCAGCTTCTTGATCTCTGGGTCCCGAGCCGGGATCTGCTGGAGGTTAGGGTTAGACGAAGAGAACCGCCCGGTAACCGTACCTCCACCGTCAGAGCGCAGCTGGTGGAACTCGCAATGGATACGACCCTTGTGCTCGTGCTTGAGGATGGAATCGATGAAGCTAGTCTCAGCCTTATCGAACTCCCGCAGCTTCATAATCATCTGTGCCACTGGATGCGAGTTTGCACTGAGCCACTGCTTGGTAAAGGAAGGCACCCCAGACTTACGGAGAAGGTCCCCCTGTGCGTCATCGGAGGTGGGATAGACCAACCCTAGCTCATCAAAGACCATAGCCACAGAGGCCGCTGCCCAAGGCTCTACCTTGATCTTAGTCTGGCGGTAGATCTCGTCCTTGATCTCCTTGCTCTTCTTTTTAAAGAAGACCTTAGCTTGTTCCGCCTTGTCCAAGTCAACCCGCACACCAAGCTGGCGCATGTCGCACATCATGGGGATGAGGCTGGTCTCTAGGTCCCAGATGTTCCAGAGGTCTTGCTGGTCTAGCTCAATGCGAAGGCGCTCCCACAGGCGCAGGGTCATCCCTGCATCCTGCTCGGCATAGCGTCCGACAAACTCAGGCGGCAGCTTGTACATCTCAGCCTTGGGGTCAAAGCCCCACTCAGCCGCAGCCACGCGCAGTAGCTTCTCATCCTTGCGCTCGTTGAGGTAGTCCCGACCAAGGTTGTTAAGGCTGTAGGAGAAACGGTTCTCGTCAACCACCGCGCCTGTAACCATCGTATCTATGATCCGGCCCTCAACCTTGATGCCCTCGGCGCGTAGCCAGCCCACATCGTAGGTCGCGTTGTGAAAGATCTTGTCTATGTGCGGCGTTGCCATCTGCTTCTGCAACCACTTGAGCGCGATCCTCGCATCCATGTTGTGGCCGTTAGCGTGACGGATAGGGAAGTATCCCTCCCAGTCGCCCGCAGCTACAGCAATGCCAACCACAAACCCATCCTTGCGTACCCATCCTGGCCCCAGTGTCGTCAGGTTCGGGTCGCACGTCTCGAGGTCCACGGCTATCTGCTTGTGGTGCGTCAGGTCAGGGAACTCTGTCGGGATGTTCCAAGCCAGTTCCTTTGGTTGATTCATCTGCGCAGCGATGATGCTGTCTTTTGTAAAGCCACTACTCATTGGACGTACTCAGTATCTTGTCCAAGCGGTTTGATATTGCCTTCTCGCGTTCGGTAAACTCTCCGCCCAAGGCGCTGTATCCACACTTGTCAATCCACGAATCGTCATGGCGGATGTCGTTGAGCAGCCGTGCGGTCTTCACCCAGTCCATCATCAACGCAACATGCTGCGGTGTGACGTACCCATTGGTTGTCATGGCTTTGCGGATAATTATATTCCAGCCCTCGGCAATGCGAGAAAAGTTCTCGTATGCATCCCCGTAGTCCTCGGCCCTCTGTCCGTTGATGTACTTTTCGGCGGTGGCTAGCACTTCATCTCGTTTCATATCTCGTACCTGTATGATTTGTCCGACTCGATTAGATAAAGGTTCTGCTTGGCGCGGGTAACCGCAACATAAAAGATCCTGTGCTCATCCTCCGGATGTTTCCCTTCAACGCAGTTCTTGGTTGACCCCAAGTATACTGCCACGTTGTCGTCCTCTCCTCCCTTCATAGCATGGATGGTTGAGATCTTGATCCTCGGCTCTTGGTAAATGTTCTCGCCTCGCCGCTCGATGGCGCGGATGTAGATCTTCTCTTCCTCCGACATCTTGATAACGTCCATAGGATGCGTGTCCCGCGGTGCAATCAAGCCAAACTCTTCGACCAGCATGTCATACGTCAACAGGTCCTCGGACCCCGCAGCGTCAAGCAGAGTCATAGCCCCCCGCTGCACCGCCGCAAACTTCCCCATCTTAGGGACAGCCTCGTACAACTTGCGCACCCTGCCGATACCAATAGCCTGACCGTCAACCAGATCACGCCACACCTCCATGGCCTCGACCTTCTTCTGGCTCACAGACCAACGCCCCTTCCGGCTGTAAAAGTAACCGTCCTGCTCTAACCGCAACGCGATATCGTTGACGTACTTGTTGATCCGAGCTTGGATGCTCCACGATCCTTGGTTTAAGGGCAGATGCCACAGTGCTCCCACGGTACGGACGCTGCCTTCGTCCTCTCGGGGGTAGAACTCTTTCTCCAACCGCCCAGGTATCCGATCAGAGATACGCATAGCAAGCTTCCAGACGCTCCGTGGCAGGCGGTAGGACTGATTGAGAACTTCTACCCTGTCTGTGCTTTCTTTGAACCTCTCGATGTCTACAGAGGTCCAGCGGTGGATAGCTTGGTCATCGTCCCCAGCAATCAAAACCTCGGTTGCAGTCTTCGACATCTTCTCAACCATCGTCCACTGCAAAGGCGTCAAGTCTTGAGCCTCATCCACAATCAACAGGTCTAGGTGTGGGGTCTCCGCTAGGTCTATGTAGCTGGAGATCATATCGGTGAAGTCCACCTTGTTCTTCTTGGATTTGTACTCACCCAATTGCTGAGAAACCTGCACCAACTTGGAGAAGTTCAGCGAGTAATCCTCTTCGTAGTTATACTCATAGTCCAGTGTCGCTTCACGGTAGACCGCCCGCATGATTAGTTGCAGGTACTTGGACCCCGATCCTCCCACAATAGGTACAGGAATCCCATCGTCCATCGAGGTTGCATCCGCACCGTCAAAGGCTAGACCCAGTATTTTACCAAGGACTTTGTAGTCTTCTCTTGCCATCACATCCCCACGCTCAAGGCCCAAGCCATGGTAGCCCGTAGCATGTAGCGTTCTGAAATGCGGGAAGTCGTTCTTGTTGAGGTTGAACTTAACACACGCCCGCTCAACAAACTCACCAATCGCCTTGGTTGTGAACGAGACCACACCTATACGAGAAGGATGCACACCCTCTTGCAGCTGGGCCTCAACCCGCTCGATCAAAGTGTACGTCTTACCGCAGCCAGGTGGACCGAGAATCAGTGTGGCATTATCGATCACGGCGCTTCTCCAGCCATTCCTCGATCTCCTTGGGATCCCATCGGCTGGCCGCACGTTGGGCATCAGCGTTGCCCAGCTTGTAAGGCTTGGGAAAGTCACCGTCGCCCACCCACTTGTATATGGCAGACTCTGAGACGCCAAGCCACTCGGCCACATCCTTGGCCTTCATCATCTTAGAAAGGGATGTCATTATTAATCTCCTCTACAGGCAGGGATACATCTATGTTCTCGAAAGCAGGAACCCACCATACTCGGATCGTGGACCTTGAACCGTCTGCCTTGTTGATGGCTTTATGCCCGTGGCACTCTTTGTTGCCGTTTAGTTGCTTTAATATCTCTTGAATCTGGGCTCTAGTGAACGCCTTGAAGCGGCGGTTGTGTAGGAACTCCATCAGCCCTGCTATGGTAAACGAAGTGAACCCCTCGTTGTCTGTCCAAGGCTTGCCGCTCATCAGTTCCTCTGGGTGCATCGCCCTGATCTGGCTGGTGCAGTAAGTACGAAGCAGATCCTTGAACTCACCCGTCAGGGTCAACTCTTCCGGAACCTCTTGCTTGGTGGACTCCGCCATCAGCCGCTGCAATAAGTTCTGCCACACGCGAGGCTTCTGTATCGGAGGTACAACCTGGATCTGTTCCATACAGGCACGTTGAAACAAGGTCTGGTTCTGTAGCTGCTCCGAGTTCAACTGCACACGCTGCCCAGATACGGTCAAGAAATACAGGCGCGGCTCAGAAAGCTGCACCAACAAGCCCCCGACCTCGATGGTCGCAACCTCCGAATCACCCACACCAAACTTCCGAGACGTGCATAGTTCTTTGTCGCAGTAACTCTTGAAGGGCTCCTGTTCACAGGTGTAGAAGTAAGCCTTCTTGTCCAAGCTTTTTTGTAAAGTCAAAACTTCTTTGGCATCAAGGGGCGTAGTGAACAACTGCTGGTTCATTGTCTCAAACTGCTGTACCCAATCATCCGAGTGCTTCAGACGGCAGTACACACCACAGTTAAACAGCTTCTTGTTCCGGTCATCGGCCACAGGACCATCGGCAAACATATGCTGCAAGCACGGTGGCCCATCGCTGAACTGCTTGCGCTGCTTCTTGGTCCGCAGTTTCTCCAGAGAAGAGATCGCAGTGCGCTTGCTCTCGATGGCATCCAAGAAAGCCTCAAGCTCCATGGACTGTACCTTTCCATCGTAGCAGTATCGCAGTGGTAAATCTGCGTCGAAGTAAGGCAGGTTGATAAAGTTCCCTACATCCCCGCGCTCAGACAGGATCGTATCTTGCTTTGGAAATATCTCGCAGCCGCTGTGGCCCAGAGCTACAGCCATCTCAAGCAGATACTCTCGAACCACGCTGGCTTGCTCATACTCTTCAAGAAACAAATATAGATGGGCTCCGCCCGACTTGGAGCGGCAATGCAACAAAGGAAGTTTAAGCTTCTGAATCCGCGCTTGCAGTTCGTTCTGATCTAGATCGTAGATATCTATATCCAACGCGCCCCAGCGGCACTTGTTATCTTCGTTGATCGGGATTGCACCGATCCCCTGCTTGCCATCAATGTGCCCTTTCATGATCTTCTGTGTTAACGGCTCTCGGACAATGCGGCTGTCAGCCTCGGCTTTTCCATTGCGTCCAACCTTACCGACCTTGGTCGTGCCGTGTGCAACCTTCGATCCCTCAAAGGCAGCTAGCATTCTTTGTGCTAGTGACATGCTTGGCTCCTGTTGTGAAAGGTGGGGGACGGAAGCCTATAAAAACCGTCCCCCGAGGCTGCTAAAACGGGATGTCATCATCCGATACCGGATTAGTATGTTCCGGATCTTTAGCAGCTTTCACTTCACCAGCCATGATCGACTCGCGGAAGGCTTTCGCTTCCATCAATATATCACGGCTATTAACAAGGGACTCTTTGGTAATCTGGTAGTTGCCCCATGTGCCTTGGTCATTGGACTCTTCAGTTGTAGATAGACGCCACATCGTGGCGTATACCGCAGGGGTAACCATCGCACCAGTCTTCGGGTGCTTGATCTTCTGCATTGCGATCTGTGTTTTCCAGCGGCGGCTGACCTTTAACTGGCTCGACTTCATGTCGATTACCGCAGGTTGG